CCACGATAAAAAGCATCCGCGTAAGATGTAAAACTACATATGAATTATTGTAAGGGCCCACGCCCATTTATTTTTGTTGGCCACTTGTTTAGGCCTTTTACGTTTTGATAAGCCAAGTTTGGCCTTTACTTTTTCGAAGGGGCACTTGACCTTTCAATTATTTGATTCCAATCCCTCGCCTATATAAGCGAGTTGATTTCTCAGAGTTTGGCACCGCTCTCAAAAAACAAGCCAACTCAAGAAAAATAATCTCTGTAATATTTGATAAAGGAAATAAAAATACGAATTCTGGCATCTAGCCACCCAGATCCTTGAGATCATTCAGAACTATACAAAAATCATATAGATCTTTAAAGATCAATATAAGAAGAATAAACTCTGGAAGATACCAGGAGAGTGCAGAAGCGATAAAGTACCAAGGGGGAATAAGCTTCGAACCACATACCGTAAGTATCTTGAGCCTCTATTTTTTTTTATTGCTTACATAAGATGTATGAAGAAATCATGAAAGTAATACAAAAAATTTGTGAGATAGACTTTGAATCAAACATGAACACCAATAGAATGTTCAAATCTGAACTACACTTAGTTAAACAACCTCTAATAAATAACTTAAAGGAACTTATTAAGACGTATAAATTAACAGGAATTATTCGAGAAAAAGAAGAAGAAAATCTCGCATGGAAAATATATTTTATATCTAAAATGATGAAAGTTTTAGATACAATCAAAACAAATAATCTGGAAAATAACTAAGTTATACAATACTTACCTCACAATGGAAACAGTTTTTGACAAATTAAACGACGTTGATTTCGAAGATAACCTTGAAATAAACAAAGAATTTGAACAGGTTTTAAGAAAAGGAATTGAAACCATAAAAATCAAAAATGAAAATTTTGAGAAAGAAGTCCGGCATATCTGGACAAGAGAAGAGTTAGAATACCAAAAGACTCTAACACAAAGGAAAATTGAGTTTTTTAGAAATATGATACAAAATATCTTACAAATAAGAAAAGAAATCATCAAAGAAGAATACGACACTATTTTAGAACGAAAATAATCCGCAGATCTACCCGAAGATCTAAAATAGTTAGACACACCCGGTTTTTGGTATCAGAGCTTCAAGTTTCTGGCACTAATGGAAAAAGAAATAGTTGAAGCATCTAAGAAGAATGATAATCAATTTATAGAAGAAATTGATAATCAAAACGAATATTCTTTAAGTATGGTCTTCACTGAAGATAAATTTAAAGAAATAGTCAAACATAAGTTCGAAAAGAAAGAACTTACTTTTCAACCCGGAGTTTTCACAAAATTAAGCAAAACTCTGCACTTAAGACAAAAGCATGTTTATTATAACATCATTACGAAGGAATACGCTACTAGAATAGACGAATCTAATAGCATGAAATTAATCACCAAGAAGGAGATTAATGACGTTTTCAATCAGATTGATAAAAAGAAACGAAATAGTATAAAATTCCTACACGTAGGTGGAATAGAGATCCTCATAGAAGCCCTTTTTAGAGAAGGTTTAGACACACCCATAGGAGTGACTGTCAGAGATGGAAGAATCAGAAACTACGAAGAAAGCATACTAGGAAAGATATCAGGAAACCTATGCTACAAGAAAATAGGATTCACAGTATATCCAGGATATTCCATAGCTATTACAGATAGAAACATACAGGATGTTCTAACCCTAGATTACAACTTCCAAAAGAAAAACCTCATGAAAGAAGGTAATTCACCCATAACCATAAAATATGTCATGGGAATAACACTTAGCAACCAATCAGGTCTAGACATTAAGAAGGATCATGACCATTTAGAGATACATAATATCTTTAGGAATGTCACGGAAAAGACATTACCTAAGAGAATCTTCATAGAAGAAGAACGTATAGGAGAAACCGACAAAGAACTCCTAGAGGAACTAAGACAAAGGCACACTAGACAGCCGACATTAGAAAAGTCCAGATCTAGCAGACAAATCAGGTATAACCCCACGGAACATGCGTTAGAAAGTCTACCAAAAAGATTTTCTACCTCATCTAGGATACCTGAAAGTCACACAGAAAGAAACAATGAAATAGAACCCTTTAGGTCAGAAGACCTTAGGAGAAATATTGAAAGAATAAACAGAAACGTAGAGGTTATTAAATCTTCAATAGGATTGGAAGAATAATAACAATGATAAGATCGATTCCCTCACCACGGAAATCGAAAAAACTAGTGGGAGTGAGGAGAACTCACAAACACTAAGCTTGAGAGCATTCTAAGAAAGAATGTCTCTAGAAAAGTTCAAAGATTTAAACAAATCAAGGAACTAACAAACACAGTAGATATCATACAGAGGACATTTAAAACCTTAAAACGACAAGGTTTATAAAATGACACTCTCCGAGGATAACAAAGAGATCCAAAGAACTGTAAACGAAGTCAGGAAACTCCTGATGGACTTACAAGATCTTGAGAAAAGGATCACTAGACAAATTACAGATCTACAAAGTAATTTTGCCAATATCCTAAACAAACACGAAATGGAGATGAAGAACTACATTGAAACAGCGGCAGCAAAAATCATCAAGGAAGGAGAAGATTGCAAATGCCAGGAAGAATTCAAAAAACTTTTAGACGCGTTTAATGGGCGAGCTGTCAAGACAGCACCGGACCAATACAAACAAAGGGAAAGCATACCAGAACCATCTTCCCTACCAAGAAGGAAAGAAAAGGTGTCATTCCCAGAAGAGGACCTTGAAGAAGAACCAAGGACGAGGTATATAGGTAAGAGACAACCCATAAGGGAAACGGTACAACCATTCGTATTTGGTTATACTAGATACCCACAAGGATAGGAAAATGAATTTTTCTATAGAAGAAACAAACAGTCAACAACCTCTCGACGAAGATTTACTCAAGGAAATAGAGGAACATTTCAATGAGCTAAACATAGAGTCATCAGCCTCTGATATAGGATCAGAACCAGAGGATACCCCGGAAGTGTCCACCAGACAACGAATGTTTATGGATAGAACGGCAGAATCAGGAACAACGAGTGCGAATTTCCCAGAAGAAATCCCACGAGAAGACAGAAGAAGACCCACGACCACTTCAGGATCTACCAGGACACAAAATATCCCAGTAGAAAAAATACCTGAAGGAATAACTAACACTAGAGCCTTGAATCTCGATTGTGGATCTGATCAAGAACAAAATATCAGAATCCAGAAATGGTACAATGAGATGAAAGTACTAGTATACGCGAATGAATACCTAAGCAGGGTTACGAATGACCCAAACGCAATTAGGGAAGCCATTATGGTAACGTTAACAGGAAATGTTGCTAGATGGGCAAAATACCTTGTTTTCCCTATAGACTTAGACAGAAGCGGAATTGAATACTTAGAAGCATTCGTTCAGGCTTTATACCAAGAATTCTTAGGAAAAGATCATAACGCTTTTCTCGAAGAAACAAATAACATCGAACAACAGGAAGCAATCTTCAGACTAGATAACATGAGGCTCTGTAACCTCTGTGAGCTAGAAGCATTTATATGCGAATACCTGAAGAACTACTACAAAGTAAGCGATCGAACGCTACAACCCAGGTACAGAGATCTTATATTTGATAAGATGCCACACGGTTTTGGAATAAACCTAAAGGCAAGTTTCCCAAATTCGACCTATCCCCAAACAATTGGAGGAGCCATAAGATCGATAAGGGGAAAACTTCTCATGACCTGTAAGGAAATAACAGAAAAGAAGAGAGTCAGGAAAGTTTTAAAGAAAGGATATTGTTGTGAAAAACAAGAATTCACAATAAAGGATTTTGGGTGTAAGAAGCAAAAAGAAAAAAGAGGAGAACCATCCAAGAACCACTACTACAGAAAACCTTACAACAAATACAGAAACGGGAAATACCGGAGATTCAAGAAATACTCCACTGAAAGATACAAAAAGGATTTCAACAATTCATACAGAAAACCCCAGTTCAGAAAGAAATTCTTCAAAAGAAAACCTGAATGGAAGAAGAAAACCCCATGCCCAAAAGGAAAAGGCAAAGACTGTAGATGTTGGCTCTGCAACGAGCAAGGACATTATGCAAACGAATGCCCGGTAAGAGCAACCCGGCAAAATAACCAAAACTGGAAAAACAAGATAAAATATCTAGAAGAATTAAGAATGCTAGATATATACCCTATAGAAGATAATCAAATAGGAGAAAAGGAAGAAATTTTCTATGTAGATTATTCCGAATCAGAGGAAGAAACCACAGATGAAGAAATTAGATTCAGTCAGGAATCCACAGAATCTTTTTCACAAGAAAGCGAAGAAGATGAATAGAATCCATAGTGTACACAACATCACGAACCCAAACTCAATCTACATACCAGTAGGATTGAAACACAAAGGACACAAGAAATTTCATGTGCATGCCCTGATAGATACAGGAGCATCTTTATGCATAGCCTCAAAACACATATTCCCGGAGTCAGCCTGGCAGGACACTAAGAAAACCTTAGTGGCAAAAATTGCCAATGGAGAAAGCATAGCGATCACAAAATGTATCGAAAATCAAGAGGTCGAGATACAAGGAATGGGATTCACAATTGATACAGTATATCAATTTGAATCAGGATTGGATTTTATAATAGGAAACAACTTCCTATTAAAACACCAGCCTACCATCCAGACAAATGATCATTTTATCTTAACAAAAGATAAGTCAAGGATATGCATACCTAAAGTCAGAGAAGCTAAGAAGATTGGACGACAAGATTTTCTCAAAGACTACAAGAAAAATAAAAACATCAAAATGGAAAACATTGCCGTTTTTGAAGAACACGACAATGAATTTTGGGACGCATTTGATGAAGAATGTCATTTGTTCTTTAACAAATGCCAAGAAGAAAATGAGATTGAGGAATTATTCGAGAAGCTCTGCTCTGAAAACCCTCAAGATCAAATGATTAAAAGAAAGAGATTCCAAGCCAAGATTGAGCTTAAGGAGGAAGACGACACGATTGACCAACCACCAAGGCGAGTCAATCAGGAAGATACAGGAATCTTCAAAAAAGAAATTGATAAACTTTTATCCCAAGGACTGATAGAAGTGTCAAAAGGACGACATAGTTCGCCAGCCTTTTACGTCGCAAAAAAGGATACGACAGAAAAAAGATTGGTCATAGACTACAGGGAAGTCAACGGAAAAACCAAGATGGATGCTTACAAAATCCCGCATAAGGAAGATTTGCTAAGCTACATTGGAGGCAAACAATATTTCTCATCAATCGACTGCAAGTCGGGATTCTGGCAAATACAGTTACATCCCGGATCAAGAGAAATCACAGCATTCAGCTGCCCACAAGGACTATTCCAATGGAATGTATTACCATTCGGATTAAAACAAGCACCAGGTATTTTTCAAAGGTTCATGGACGAAACCTTTAAACCTTATACACAATTTTGTTGTGTATACATAGATGATGTATTAATTTACTCAGATACATTAGAACAACATTACAAGGACGTAAAGTTCGTTTTACATCTTTGTGAAAAAGATGGAATCATCCTTAGTAAGAAGAAATCAGTTTTCATCAAACAGGAAATTGATTACTTAGGATTAACCATCAAACAGGGAAGTTACACTTTACAACCTCACGTTCTTACAAAGATATCTGAATTTCCGAGTAAGATTAATGACAAAAAACAGCTACAAAGATTCTTAGGAATTCTTACGTATGCAGAAGGATACATAAAAAACCTTTCAGAAATAAGAAAACCTTTACAAACCATGTTAAAGGATGATCACAAGTGGAATTGGAAAGAATCCGATACCAAATACATTGATGGAATCAAAATAAAGATTCTGAAAAATATACCAGATTTACACTTCCCAAAACCCAATGACATTATGATCATTGAGACAGACGCTTCGGACCAATATTGGGCCGGATGTCTAAAAGCATACATAGGAGAAAAAACTTTCGAAGAATTAAAAAATTCAAAAGGAAAGATACACAAAGAAGAGCAATTGTGTAAATATACAAGTGGATCCTTCTCTGGAGCCACCTTAAATTATCATTCAAACGAAAAGGAATTATTAGCCATTTTGAAAACGGTTAAAAAATTTGAGATACACATAATTCAAAAACCTTTCTTAATAAGGACAGATAACAACAATCTAACCTATTTTAAGAAAATGAAATTTGACAAAAGATCTGCAAGATCCAGATCCAGATGGATACGATGGCAACTCGAACTAGCCGAGTATCAATACGAAATTAACCACATTGCAGGTACCGACAATTCTCTACCGGATTGTCTAACACGCGAGTGGAAACCAGGGGACTAGGTTTATAATAACCAACTATGTCCAGATATATACGGATATTAATAAATCCGAAATATATATATAAGAAGAGATCATATACGATCCACCGAGAAAACGGTATAAAACAGGACAAGGATAAGTCTATAAAAACCCTCGATACAAATGAAAATTGGTCGAGAATCTCCTCACATGACGGTGAGAAAGAGACTAACACAGGTACACTCTACAAACGCAGGAAACAAACTATGAACATGGAAGAACTCAAGCTAAAACTGGAGCAAGCCATAGAAGACTATGAGGAATTCATGATAGAAGCCAACAACAAAAGAAGAGCGATGATACAAAAAGTACACCGCCTAGAAAGAAAGGTGGGGATTACCCCAACAGTCTTTAGGATGTTTGAAATTCCCCAGGAAGGAGAAGTAACAAACACTGCCTCGAACATAACACAAACCACCTCAAACCAGAAAAAGCCAGTAGACCAAAAAGAGACTACTCCAACACCCGTCAAACCTATGACACTACTTACCCCAAACGATTTCCAGAAACAGGTAAACCAAGTTAGAAAGATTACCAGCCTCTCAAAAATCATAGAAGAGGAACGAGACTACAAACAGGCACTAGAAAAGCCTAAACTTAGGGAAGAGAAAAACCTTAGGCCTAGATTAAGCCTTAGACCAGGCAACCGAAACAAACAATTCGTTGATCTTCACAGGATGAACCTGGAAGAAAGAAAAGAACCTAGAATCCAAATAGCAAAACCCACAAGACACAGCTTCTTTGAAGACGCCAATAGCATCAGGAAGCTAACGAACGGAGAAGCAGCAACAGTTCAGACAACAGACGGAGCTGACATATCCAGACTCAAGACCCGCATAGGAGTCGACCCGACTATCGTTCGAAGGTTCTTTGACATCGGTCTTATCACGATGATTCAAGTCTCAGAGAACGCAAAGGAGATACAACTTCTACCAGAGGGCATAATCAGGAATGCCCAGAAGTTCCTTAGAGTTACACGAAGAAAGGAATGCGTACTAGACATCATGTCTACCATCGCGGATTGGAACGATCAAAACAATGAATACATTGAACCAGTGTTCTACGTCAAGATCAGACCATCAGCGGTCCTTGCCGCCTCAAACGAACCAAAAGGAGACCTAAAGCCAGAATTGGTGACTGAACTCAGAGCCTCAGCTGCCATCAACATTCTCAGGGCAATCTCCAGGATCAACCTCGACACAAAACTCAGAGCCGAGTTGGTATCAGAAAACATTCTGATGACCATAGGGAGCAAAGAGAAAATGGAGGAAACATCCGTCGAACACGTATCCGAGTTTCAAGACCTCATACTCAGCAACAGCCAGAGAATGGGAGGAATTTTCACACGCACCTTACTATGTGCAAAATTGAACGACATGGACGACATGAACGATCCGCCAATGGAACACCGATGCCTCTACTGCATCAAGGTATACGAATCAACATCGACAGCGTCAGCAAGCGACGAAGAAGGAACGTCATCTCTGACCTCACCAGTCGACAAAAAGGAAAGCGACAAAGGAAAAGATAAGATGTGAAATCTTATCCTCAGTGTGGACCATACCACGATAAAAAGCATCCGCGTAAGATGTAAAACTACATATGAATTATTGTAAGGGCCCACGCCCATTTATTTTTGTTGGCCACTTG